GCAGTTAACTACGCACTCGGGAAAGAAAAACCGGGCAACGTCTACAGCGTTCATAACAACCTGCCATACGCAGAGCCGCTAGCACTTGGGCATAGCAAGCAAGCGCCTGATGGCTGGGTAGATAACATCGCAAATGACATCGGTTCATTTGTTCAGGTCAACGCTGCCAAAATCGGGAGGGAATCATGAGCCTGAACACCATCCGCGCTGCTATTGAGGGACGCATCGCAACCGAGTTTGCTAGTGCTCCTGCCTTGCAGGTTTCCTATCAAAACGTCCCGTTCACACCGCCAAACAATGCAAGCTGGGTGCAAACCAGCATCCTGTGGGGCGATTCTGCTTACCTGACGATCCTCACTACCCCTACTCGCGGTACTGGTGACGGGTTTGATCGTCGCAACGGCACGCTGGTGATGAACGTCTTTAGCCCGCGTGGCGAGGGACCAGGTGCCAGCTTGACCATCGCTCAACGTTGCATTGATCTGTTCTCACGTTTGCAGCTGCAAAATATCAAGTTTGACCCTGCAAATGGACCGCGCACCATTGAACCCGCTGCGCCGGAAGGGTTTTACCAAGCGCAGGTCACAGTAACTTTTGAGGCTTTTGAGCAAAGCTAGACTTGATCTAGCCACCTACCGTTCACAACAATGGCTACTGTTCTGTCCGGTACGTCCGGCGCCCTGTACTACAAGCCCGCAGGCACCAAGGCAACGTTCGCTGAGGCTGACGTTACTGTTGCCGATGATGAGATCACTGTTGCCAGCTACCTGAACTTCAAGGTTGGCGATCCGGTTAATTTCAGCGTCGTTAACACTGAGACTGGTGCTGCTGGCACCGGCACTCTGCCTGCTGGTATTTCCGCTGGCACGACCTATTACGTCATTGCATACACCGCGAGCACTGGCGTCCTGCAAGTTTCTGCCACTCTTGGTGGCGCTACTATCACCATTACCGATGATGGCACGGCGGTAACGCCTAATGCCTTCCAGGTTCAATACGATTCCTACACTTCTGTTGGAGACGTACGCGAGTGGTCGTTTGAGATCACCCGCGAGGAGATCGATGTCACCACCATCGGTCAATCGCTGGGACAGTACGCTCCCTTCCGCAGCTACATCACTGGTTTTGCGGATGGCGAGGGTAGCTGCACCGTTTACACCACCGATGATGACACCGTGCTTTCTAGCCGGATGATTCAGGACGTGATCCAGCGGCAGCAGGTTGGTGCCTCCTTCAAGCTGTATATTGATCGCGTGATGAGTGGCGGCAGTGTTGACGCTACCCTGAGCCGCAGTGTTGAGTTTGAGGCAGTGCTGACTTCTGCCAGCCTGACCGTCAACCCTGACGATGCTCAATCGGTGGAAATCAGCTTCCGTCCTGCCGGCACTCCTACTTTCGATTTCAGCAAGAGCTGATAACCTGAAAAGGGAGAGAGTTAGCCCCTGGGTTGCGCCGGGGGCTTTTTCATGCTTAAAGTAGAGCGCAACGTCTAGCTTTTATGGCTCCCGCTCAGTCAATGCGTGCTCTTGATCGCCTGAAAAAGGCAGCTAACTTAACGCCTATCAAAAAGAGCGTTGAGCTAAGCGATGGCGACGTGTTCGAGTTTTACTGCACGCCTCTGACCATGGCGGAGCGCGAGCGAGCGCAGAAAAATGCAGGCAGTGACGAGGCTACTGCATTTGCTCTGCAGCTTTTGATTCAGAAAGCAAAGGACGAAAATGGTCAACCTTTGTTCCGTGCCGGTGAAATGGCAGAACTAAAGAACGAAGTTCGTGATGCTGACCTGCAAACGCTGATGCTGGCAGTCATCACTGATCAGTACGACATCAAAGAGGAAGACTCAAAAAACTAAAACCACTGGTCAAGCGCGACTACACGCTTCGGCTAATGATGCGCTTGTCCAGGGAACTTGGTTATACCTTGAGTGAGTTGTACGAACGGATGACCTACGAGGAGATGTACTTGTGGGGTCTGCTGTTTGAGGTTGAGGCAGAGGAGCGCGAAGAGGCTGCTAGGAAAGCAAAGCGGAAGTAGACTGACGGTAAGATTGGGCGCCGAATCGTGTCTGTTGTAGCCAATGTTGCGATCAACGTTGACGCAGCAAATGCGATCCAGCAGCTCAACCGTGTCAAACAGGCTTCTGCTGGTGTGCAAGGTGGGATGCAGGCTGCATCCACTGGCGCTAAAGGCTTAGGAGCTGCCATTACAGCTGCCCTTGGCCCATTAGCAACTATCACGACTGCTCTTGCTGTCGTTCAAAAGAGTCTAAACACGACGTTTGAGCGTGCTGCGGCTGAACAAAAACTGCGTAATTTCACAGATTCAGTCGGTGAATACAACGCAGCATTGGGACTTGCCGCTAGAGCATCAGACCAATTCGGTATCAGCCAAACGGAAGCCACCAAATCGCTTGCCGACGTGTATTCCAGGCTCAAAGGTTTAGGATTTGGCTTGAACGAAACAGCGCAGATATACACGGGTTTTAACGCGATTGCAATGCAGTCTGGTACGACCGCAGAAGATGCTGCCGGTGCATTTCTGCAGCTCAGTCAGGCGTTGGGTAGCGGCAAATTACAAGGGGATGAACTTCGCTCAATTCTTGAGCGGATGCCAACACTGGCACAAACCATTGCTGATTCCATGGGTCGCAGTGCTGCCGAAATTCGAGAAATGGGGCAGTCTGGTGAGATTACAAGTGAAGTTATCTACAAAGCGTTGTCACAGGCTGCCGCTGGTGCCGATCAGCTAGGGAACAAGTTAAATACTCAGCAACAAGCGATGAAAGCCTTGGCGCAGGTATCGGATCAGCTGTTGAACACTATCGGCAAAGTCTTTGCCCCTGCAGTCATTGTTGGAGCCCAAGCATTAGCGCAGGCTGGGCAAATGTTATCTAACTGGTGGGACTATATCGGTGGGGTTGTGTTCCCGAAAGTCTACGCTGCTATTCAGCCTGTCATCAATGAACTTCAGTACGCATTCAGAGACCTTAATTTTGATGACTTTAGGATCTTTTTGCAGAATGTATTGATCAATGGGTTTGAAGTAGCCACTCAAGTTTTAAAGGGATTATCTACCGTCCTCGCTCAAGTCATTAACGCGTTTAGGGCTCTTGCTGAAAATCCAGTATTTAAGTTTATCGCGGAGCAAGTTGGAAGGCTTATTGAGGGGCTAGGACTGACAACAGACAAGGTTGGCGAGTTCAAAGAAGAGCAAGACAAAGTCACACAAGCTGCTGCAGAAAGTGCCAAGCAGTACAGCAGCTTGCCAGCCAAAATTGATGATGCGAAAGAAAAACAAAAGGAACTCAAAGAAGAAGCAAAGCGATTCAAAGAAGAGGTCAACCGTGTAAAGCTTGAATACGAGGGATTGTATAAGGCACAAGATGAAGGGTTAAGCCGAATAGAAAATACAATAAAAGTAGCCGAAGAAAGAGTTAAGGCAGAAACGGCTGTAAGAGATTTAATTAAGGATCAACTTCAGTCTCAGCTTGACCAAGCCAAAACACAAGAGCAACGGGTAGAGATTGCAAGACGCATTTACGACATCGAGATCGCCAATGCAAAATCTGCTCTTGCTATTACACTGCAGCAGATTGACTATGAAATCAGGCGAGCACAAATCGTAGCCGGCACTCAGCAACTTAAGGTTCAAGAACTGAAAACTGAGATCGCCATTGCGCGAGCACGAAATCAGACCACAACTGAACTTGAAAAGGCACTGGTATCGCAGCAGTCTGCATTTAAGATCGCAATGCAGAATGTGGAGGCAGTTGAGGAGTCTGCTAAATATCAGAAGCAACAAGCTGAGGCGATATTTAAGAGTAAAGAGTTTGCCGCCAAACTTGCCTTTGAACAAAACAAAACGGCTAAGGAAACTGCCAAAGCTGCAACATCGGCTCATACTTTGGCAGATGGCATGGAGCGTGCTGGTGCCGCTGCAGAGAAGACAGCAAAAGCAGCCAATAAGATCGCGTTCCTTGGACGCAAAACAGAAGGAACTCCGTTTGCTGCAATGGGTGGAGCTGGTGCGATTGAAGATCCTGCCTTGCAAAAGCAAGCAACGAAGATCTTTGAAAATGCACAAAAGTTCGCTACCGGTAAAGACTTCCGTATTCAACAGGACATTTTCCAGCGTGCCCGTGATGAAATTGCACAGCTTGCATTGCGTGACTATGCAGCCAGGACAAAAGTCGCAACACTGACTACTGTTCCTAGCCCTGCACCTGCAACTTTCCCTGCGCCTGGAGCTTCTGAACCAACCGTAAGCGGCTTGTCCATGCAACCTGGTGGCGGTCCTGGCACTGCTGTAGTAGACCGGATGCCTTCCACAATTAACCTCCAAACCGGACCAGTCCTCCAACAAGACGACGGCAGCAAATACGTCAGCCTCGGTGACCTAGAAAAGATCCTGCAGGACTTCGCTACCGTAGTGTTTAATAACGCCCGCAGCGCTGGTGGTCGCCGCTTCCAGGGGGTCAACTAATGGCTAACCGCGCCCAATCTCAATACCTCCGCATCTTCGACGAAGCTGGAACGTACTACCGCTGGCAGCAGTTCTATTTCAACCAGTCCGTCACCTGGGACAGCCAAACTTGGGATTACCACCCGTTTAGCGTTAATGCCCTGATTGGCACTGCAACACAGGCAGAGGCAGGCATCAGCGTGACAGTGCCAGCGACATCACTTGCGACCACGGTTTTTCACACCGCGATCAGCGAGAACTACCTGTGCGAAATCAAGATGTACGAGTTTGATACGCGATTGTCTCAGTCTGCGCCGCAAGCCGGGCAACTACTGATCGGCTCCTACATTGG